TGTCAATTATAACAGAATGCAAAATATGTATACTGACACAGATAGAAACTATAGATTTTATAATGGCAATCAATGGGAAGGATTAAAATCTGGAACAATAGAGCCAGTATCATTCAATGTTATTAAACCAATAGTAAAACACCATGTAGGAACAATAAATGAGAACCTATGGAGTATAAATTATTCAAGCGATAACTTTGATAATGAAGAAATGGCTAAATTAGGTAGTGATGTATGTAGCTTACTTAATAAAAGAGCTTCAAGAGTATTTGAAAAAGATAGTATGGATTATAAGTTAAGAAAAGTATCAAAACAAGCTGCAATAAATGATGAAGGCATTATTTATGTAGATTATGATGATGATACTAATGATCCAGTAAATGAAGTTCTAAATAAAGTAGATATATGTTATGGAAATGAAAACTCAAGTGATATTCAGAATCAACCATATATCATAATTAAAATGAGAAGACCAGTTAGTTTTGTTCAAGAACTAGCAAGAAGCAAAGGTGTAAGTGAAGACAAAATAGTAAATATCAAAGGAGATTCAGATAACTTTGAAGAATCTGGAGACCATGCTAAATATGAAGTAGATGAAATGTGTACTTTACTTACTAAAATGTATAAGAAAAATGGAACAGTTCATTTTGAAAGAGCTACTAAATATGTAGATATACAAGAAGATACTGATTCAGGACTAAAGTTTTATCCACTAGCTCATATGGTATGGGAAGAAGTAGAAGGATATTCAAGAGGTATAGGTATAGTTAAATACTTAATACCAAATCAAATAGAGATAAATAAAACTCTAATGAGAAGAGTACTAACAGTTAAGAATACAGCTTATCCACAAAAAGCAGTTCTAATTGATAGAGTACAGAATCCAAATGCTATTAACGAAGTAGGAGCAACTATTAAGTTTACTGGTATGCAAATAGATGATGTTAGAAAAGCATACAACTATACAACACCAGCACAAATGAGTAGCGATGCTAATAACCTACAACAAGAGTTAATATCAACTACAAGAGATTTAAATAACTCTAGTGAACTTGCTACAGGTAATGTTAATCCAGAAGATGCATCTGGTAGAGCAATACTTGCAGTTCAACAAGCATCTAATATGCCTTTAGGAGAACAAACTCTAGCATTAAAGACAATGATAGAAGATTTAGCAAGAATCTATCTAGATATGTGGAAAACATATGCTGAAGATGGATTAAAGGTAGTAAGTAATGATGATCCAGAAGAAATAGAAGTTAAGAAGATAACAGTTGAATTACTTGAACAATTACAAGCAACTGTAAGAGTAGATATTACACCTAAATCACCATATGATAAGTTTGCAGTAGAGCAATCTATAGAAAACTTATTTATGAATGATAAGGTAAGCTTTGAAGAGTATGTAAAACTACTTCCAGAAGATAGTGTAATGCCTAAACAAAAACTTGAAACTCTAATCAAAGATAGACAAGAGGCTCAAGAGCAAATAGCAGGAATGCAGGCAGCAGCTAATCAAATGATGTCTCAAAGCGATCAAATAATGCAAAATGAGCAAAATATAGCAAATATAGAAGCTCAAGGTAATCAAATGGTAGAAACTACAGCAATGTAGTTTTTAATATTGCTCCAAACATTGTATGAGGATAAAAGAATATGGAATATATAGTCGACAGACTTTAAATGGAGGATTAAATGGAAAATGAAGAAATGTTAGAACAAACTAACGAAACTGAAAATGTAGAAACTCAAACTACAGAAGAAATGGAGGAAGGTATCAGTTTAGAAGATGATACAAATGAATCTCTAGGATCTGATGGTCTAGATGATGCTAGTTCAAATGAGGATAATGGAGAACAAATCAAGACATTTACTCAAGAAGAAGTAGATGCAATAGTTCAAAAAAGATTAGCTCGTAAAGAAAGAGATTTTCAAAAAGAACTATCAAAATATAAGAGTACTGAAGAAGTACTAAAAACAGGTCTTGGTGCAACAGATATATCTGATGCAGAAGACAAGTTAAGAGAGTTTTATGAAGAACAAGGTATTAAATTACCAGAAAGAGTAAAACCAGGCTTAACAGAACATCAATTAGAGTTATTAGCAAAAGATGATGCTCAAGAAATAATTGATAGTGGTGATGCAGAAGAAGAAGCTAGTAAATTAGCTGCTAAAGGGTGGGCAAATATGAATCAACAAGAAAGAGTCATATTCAACACATTATTCGATCACATTAACCACGAAAAACAAATAAATGAATTAAGAAGTATCGGAGTTAAATCCGATATTTTAGATTCAAAAGAGTTTAAGGACTTCGCTAGTAAGTTCAATACAAATACTAGCATCGTAGACATTTATGACCTTTATTCAAAGAGCCATAAAGAGTCTAAAACTGCTGAAAAAATGGGAAGTATGAAAAGCACTTCTACACAAGACAATGGAGTAAAAGATTTTTATTCTAGGGAAGAAGCTCTAAAGTTCACAAAAGAAGATTTAGACAAGAACCCAGATTTATATAAAGCCATAGAACGATCTATGCAGAAGTGGTAAACAACAATACTTCTCAAAAAAAGAAAGAGGAGAGTGATTTAAAATGGCAGTATCAAACTTTATTCAAACTATATGGTCTAAAAAAATCCAAGATGACCTAGAACTTAAAACAAAATTAGTTCAAAACTGTTTAAGAGATTATGAAGGGGATTGCAAATATGCAAGTGCAGTAAAAATCCTAGGTGTAGGTGAACCTACAATCGGAGCTTATAATGCTAGCACTGACATAACTATCGAAGAAATGTCAGACAAAGGGCAAACATTATCTATCGACCAAGCAAATTATTTTGCATTCTATGTAGATGATGTAAACAAAGCTCAATCAGTTCCAGGATTAAAAGAAGAATACCAAAAGAAAGCTGTACATGGTTTAGCTGTTGCTAGAGATACATATGTAGCTAACTTAATAAAAGGTATTTCTACTGCAGGAAACATTACTACTGCAGCTGGTAGAACTGAAGCTAACATCAAAGCTGCTATCGATGGTGCAATCGTTGCATTAAGAGAAAGAAACTTTGATGAAGATGGTGTTATCGAAATAACTCCAGATGTATATAACTTATTCAAAAACCAACTAATTACATTATCAACTAATAACCCAGAATATATCAAAAAAGGTATTGTTGGTATGTATGATGGTTTCGAAGTAGTTATGTCAAATAATATGGCAAAAGACACTACAGGACAAACTAAATATGCTTACTGTGATGTTCGTGGTAAAAAAGCTATTGCTTTCGCTGGACAAATCAATGAAGTTGAAGCTTTAAGAGCTGAAAAGAAGTTCAAAGATATCGTTCGTGGTCTTGATACATTCGGTTCTAAAGTTATCGATGAAGCAAGAATCCAAGTTGTTAAAGTACCTTTAGCTGCTTAATTATAGGGGATTAAATCCCCTTATATCGTGGGAATAGCTCAAGAGTGGTGCAATTCCACTCCCTGCGACCTAGAAGGGAGAAATTATGGAAAAGTTTATAAGTAAACCAAGTATTGATATGATGCCTGGTATAAGAGTAGATAAAACAACAGAGTTTGAATACGAAAATGATAATGTAAAACAAGAATTGAAAGATTTAAAGTTTAAATCAATAACTACTATAAAGGGAGAAAACTTTAAAAGTGAATATCATACAGAAATAGATTTACAAGAAGGAGATATCCTAATATTTGAAGATGAGGGTAGAGGATATATAAAACCAGTAGAAAGTTTTGTTTCTGTAGATGAAGCAATAAAAGAATTAGAAAATATTAAATAGGAGGTGCTATATGACTCTAAAAGAAATGAAAGAGCAAGTATATCGTTTAATTGAAGAATTAAGTGATGATACTGCTACAAGACTAACAGATGATCCTGATTATGAAAAGAAAATAAATGATTGTACTAATGTAGTATTAAATGAACTTGCTAGAATTAAACCAATACATGCCACAACTACATATAATACTGAAACAAGTGAAACAGGAAATGAATATGATTTTCCAAGCGATATGAGACAAGTATATAAAATACTAGGATGTAGTTATGAAGTAATTGGTAAAAAAATAATATTTGATGAAAACTACAAAGGTGATGTAGAGATTTATTACTATAAATACCCTGAACTAATTGCTGAAGATGAAGATGATGATACATATGTCTTTGAACTAGACCAAGATGCATTAGAAGTAATGCCATTTGGTATAGCAGGAGATATGCTTAAAAGCGATCCATCTACTAATTATGGTGCTTATTACTCATCAAGATACAATGAATTAAAGCAAATGTTAGATTCAAGAACTACAAACGGTTTAATTTTCATTGATACAAGTGAGGCGATTGACTAATGGCAGTACAAACAGTAAATAGAAAATATAGCGATTTCAGAGGAGTAGATTTTAGTAATAACGAGGTTAATTTATATAGAAGCCCTGATGCTGTTAATATGTGGAAAAATTATGATGAT